TGAGCGCGATTATTCCTCCTCTCGAGCCTCCACAGCGTGTACAAGCTCCCACATTTCTTGCTCATCAACGGCTCCTAGCTCAGTTGGAACTTTTAATTTTTCCAACAAGTTCCGCAGGGACGCCGTCAAGCTCTCCAAGGATGGACACGATTGAGCCTTTAGCAACATACGTTTCACCCTGTCTCTTGAGTTGGTCCAGTATAGCTTGGAGCGTGGTGTTAGCAAGTTGTACTTGCTGGGCAAGTGACTCCTTGTCTTTCCACTTACCGCCCCACTGTGATACTCCGTTGAGCAAGCTCTCCGGGAGTGAAACCACGGGGGCCTCATGGCTAAAAAATCCTCAGATGCTCTTGGTTCTGTAACCACAAAGCGCTCCCCTTTCTCTATCTGGACTGTCTTCCCCAATGCCTTATCTTTCACGGGCTGCATATCGGGTGTCATGGGCCACGGTCGGTCATCCTGATCCACCTGGAATCTAAAATAGCCAACCAAATAGCCTGGCGCAGTTGCACTTTGGGCTTGGGAATAATACCGAATACTCGGCATATTTATGACTGATCCTATGGGTAACTTAACTCCAAACAGATCTTCTGTTTTCAGTTGCTTACCATCATCGTCGTAAATGCCATAGTTCTGATCCAGGGTGTAGGCGGACTGAAGGGCCTCTACTACTCCTGGGGCGTTGTCATGGGTCCCCTGTACAGTAGGTTCTGTAAGTGTTACCTTCCAATCAAGGTATATTTTGACTGCTCCTGCAGAAGAAGCGGGAGCGTCAACAATAATTACAAAGGATCCAGGACTCGCCCATCGATATTCGGGTGTGCCCTCTCCAGGATTGGTGTAATAAAGGTCGGGCAACTGCCCCACGGATATTACAGCACTCTCCCAAAATTTCCTGGCAACTCCTCCACTAGCTAAAAGCTCGGAGGTGGAATCGTCGCGCACAGGATCGGCAGCGTCTTTAATAAATCCACAAGTGTAGCCCCCGGACACTGCTGTTGATAGCAGGGGTTCCACTGTGAAGCGTAGGGAATGGTACCGAATACGTTGGTACGCATCCCCTAGCTTCTCCAACCTAGGCAGACTTTCTGGGGTGAGCACTATTTGTGCCAACACCCCTTTTAGCCCCTTGACGTCTGGTATTAGGTGAAGCTGGTCTCTTCCAGCTACCGTTACCCCTTTTTGGGATACCTTCCCCATTCGGGGTGTTGCCTGAC